AAGAAAGGAAAGAGTGTCTTAGAGAGGCTTATATGCGTCTTGAGGGCATTAATTAACAACTATGCTATACGATTAAATAAATAAATATGATATTTTCAATAATAGTGTTCATTTTCATTTTAAGTAGATTTTACGAATCTTGGAAATCAAATGAATGGTAAATAAAAATAATTAGTAACTTTAAATAAATCAAAAATATTATGGAAACAAAAAAAGCGACATCGTTTAACTACGAAACCTATGTAGTTCACGTTGAAATTACATCTAAGGTTAATTTCGTAGGGCATCAATCAGCTAACTCTATTGAGAGTGTAGTTCTGAAAACAATTAACTTTGAATATATTGACAACACAATTATAAAGAGTTTTGTTAAATCATTCCTATCTTCAGTAGACTATAAATCTATAGCTGATTATATTAACGACTCATCCGCAGATAAAGAGCCAAGTAATAAGATTGTAATGAACTCGGGTAGGGAGTGGGATTTTATGGATGATAATAAATAAATAATTATGACTGAAAAAGAAATGCAAAAGCTAACCGAGATGATAGTGGAGGCTATTGATACTAGGCAACGTGAACTCGACCAAGAGTTCTACGATAACGCTAACTCGACAAACAACAATGTGCCTATGGAGTACGTTATACAACTCGACCAAGATAAGTCTGAGAAGGAGAGGCTTGTGGATAGAGTGAGTGAACTTTACATCTCCCTCCACACCGCAATAGAGCAAGAGAGGTTTGAGTTAGCAAACGACATCAAGGAAACAATTAAGGCAGTAAAAGACTTAATTAAAAGAAAATAAACTAAACTAAACTTAATATTAACACTTAACACCTAATAGATATGTAACAGAAAAAAATCAGAATGAAGAGATACGACTTAGAGAACTATGTTCGCTATATTAATGACCTCAAGGTTTCAAAACCTAAAGAGAGAGAACTGCTAGACTATAGCAGAGATGAATTAATAATAAAATTCTTACCATTGGTAGAGAACCTAGCAAGGAAGTTTCCGTCATCGGAGATAGCCATCGGAGTCCTTAATATCACAGACCTCATTCAGATTGGCTCTGAAGCATTGATACTAGCAGTTGATAAGCTAGACTACGACCACCTTAAATTATCTAGGGATGTAGATAAGACACTAAAGTCTTTCTTTTCTAAGAGAATTAAGGGTGCAATTAGGAGGCGTATTGACATCAACAGAGGTAGTATGAGGATACCCGAATACAAACGTAATATAATGAGGAAGGAATCAGACGACAAGGAGAACGTAGAGATGTTCTTTCGCTCTATATTCCTTACCATTGATGATGGTCAAAACAACAACAACTTTCAAGATAAGTCCGAGCCGTATAATATAAATATACTTAACGCATACCTCAAAGGTATTATGCAAAAGCATTTAAGTGCCATAGAGTATGAGGTTCTAAGGATGTCGTACGGACTTGACTGCAACAAGCATACAGGTCTTGAGATAGCAAATGTTTTAGGTATAAAAGGTATTAATAACTTTGTTCGGGTATCTGAGATTAAAAAGAAAGCGGTTGACAAACTGATAGATAGTGTTGATTATAACCAATTTATAGATATACTTTAAACTATGAAAGCACAAGAGTTAGCAATGATTAAAAGGATTGAATCTAAATCTAATTCAGATATAAAACAATCCGATTACGAGTATAATAGATTTGATGCATACAACGATAAATCTATTTTTGAAGTAAAGCATCGACACACATTCTACGGTGATGTTATGATAGAGTTTGATAAGTTTAGCTACAACTACGCTTACGCAATGGTAAACAACTTAAACTTTGTATATGCCGTAGAGATGAATGACATCATATACATATTTGACATTGTTAATCTTGTTAAGGAAGGTTTTAACTTTAATTGGAAGTGGAGAGAGATGCCGAAGACAACAGAATTTAACAGAAAAGAAAAGGTTCAGAAGTACGTTGGATTTATAAATATTAAACACTCATACTGCGAGATATGATAGACAATAAAAACACTAGAAGAATGGAACTACATAGAGAAGCTATACTTTCAGATGCAAAAAAAAAGCTAAATATTAGGGACTTTATGAAATTACAGAAACTTTTAAACAAATTAAAAACAACAAATAGAATTGGTGATTAAAAAAATAATCATTATATTTGCAAACGAAAACAATTAAATAATCCATTATGAAAACTCTAAATGAGAAACTTGCGACAATACAAACGCAATTTAAGTCAAAGAAATCAAGGTATAACAGCTTTGGAAAGTATAACTTCCGTAGTGCTGAGGATATACTTGAGGCAACAAAACCATTCCTATTAGATTTGGGAGTGTCGGTAACAGTAAACGAAGAACTCGTATGCACAGAGCCGTTTCCAATTCTAAAGTCAATAGCCACAATATCTGATGGCAAGGACTCCATAGAAGCAGTGTCAATAGTAGGTATAGACCTAGACCAAAAGGGTATGCAGATGCCACAGAAGTTCGGTAGTGCATCATCCTACGGTAAGAAGTATTCTTTAGGTAATCTATTTCTAATAGACGACACCGCTGATAGTGATGCTAGTAACAACCACGGCAAGTCGGATACAAGCTCCAACAAGAAGAGTATTAACTCTGTAAAGGATGAGGCTTACAAGAAGGCTTCTGAGTACATAAAGAGTGGTGGCAAGCTAGAAGCTATCAAGCAGAAGTACGACCTATCATCAAGTGTTGAATCTAAACTAAAAACACTGTAATATGGAGACTAGAGAACAGATAATAGACAAGCTACAAGACGATACGTTGTACTACGGTGAGTATGGTCAGCAATACTTAAGTAACTCAAACATTGGCACGCTACTTACTAACCCACTAGGACTAAAGGAGAAGACCAAGACCACCTCAGCAATGATATTTGGTAGCTACTTTCACACGGCAATACTTGAGAAGGATAAGCTACACAAGTTTAAAATCATTGAGGCTAACACACGAACTACGAAGGTTTATAAGGAACTAAGCGAGGGAGAGATGTGTATGCTACAGCACGAGGTAGATATGGCTGACGCTATGGTGGACAAACTACTTGACAACAATGTATTCTCATCTATGATTAATGTAGGTGAGGTTGAACACGAAGTGCCATCAGTAAAAGAGATTATGGGTAATATGTGGAAGGGTAAGGCTGATATAATTAACCACGATGACAAGTTAGTGGTTGATATCAAGACATCCTCCGACATCAACTCGTTTCACTTCTCAGCTAACAAGTACAACTACGATTCACAAGCATACATATACCGTGAGTTATTTGGCTACGATATGGTATTCTTAGTGATTGACAAGAACACCCATCAGATGGGTCTATTTGACTGCTCAGAAAACTTCTATGAGAGAGGTAGAGAGAAGGTAGTTAAAGCTACCGAGGTATACGATTTGTTCTACAAGGACGAATCATTTGACGCAAAACAATTTTTTATTAACCGTACACTATAGTACACAAAACAATTATTATTATGGCTAGTTTAATAACAGCAAGTATCAACTTAAGTAAAATCGATAAGAGTAAAATTATCGAGGGTAAGAAAGGTCAGTATCTACCAATAACAATATCATTGAACGATGACTTAGACCAATTCGGTAACCAAGGTAATATGACAATCTCTCAGTCAAAGGAAGAGAGAGACGCTAAGGCAGACAAGTCTTACCTAGGTAACGTAAAAGTAGTTTGGACTAACGGAGACAACGTAGCTGCTGCTCCAAGAGAAGAGCAACAAACTCAAAGTAATTCAACTGTAAAAGATGACCTACCATTTTAATTAGTACTTTTACATTGTAGTTGCAGTCGAAATAAATAGGCAACTAAAGGAAACTATACAAGCCCTTGCGATGAAATCAGCTTCGACTCTGATGGATTTGCAGGGGTTTTTTATTAAACAACAACGAAATGAGTAAGAGATTAGGCTACACATTCTATCCAAAAGATTGGAGAAGTGATGACAAAGTTATAATGCTTAATGCCGAAGAAAGAGATATGTTTCGGTTCTTTATTGACGAGTGCCACATAAAAAGTTCAGCAAAACTTGAGTGGAACTTGCAATATTTTCGGAGAATCTTAGGACATAATAAACAAAAAGTTGAAAGAATCTTTAAAGTTTTATGCAACTTTGAGTTAGTTTGCCAAGAGGGTGATTACATTGTTATCCCTAGTGTTATCAATAGATTGGGGTTTATTGAAGAGCAATCTGAGAGAGGTAAATTGAGCGGTTCTACTAAGCGTGAAAGTTTAACCAAAGAGAAAGAGAAAGAGAAACAGAAAGAGAAAGGGGAATCAGAAGACCCAAAGGTTAAATTCTTAAAGTGGTTTAACGAGTCAAGAACTCATCACTTAAAAATTCCATCTAACTTTAATAGTCTTACTAACCAAGACAGAATTAATCTAAGTGACTTGAGAAAGGATTATAGCAAGGAAGACTTCAACAAGGCTATAAAATCTTTTTGTGAGGACAAGTGGTGGGTAAAAAAGAAGAACATAACACCTAAACACTTCTTAGACCAAGACAACTTCGCTAAGTTCTTAAATGCTTACGAACCTACAAAGACAATCGGACAAAAACTAATGGGATAACTATGATACTAGAAAGCGGATTTGCAGACAAATATTTAGATGATGTAATTAACGGAAGGATAAAGCTAGGCTTAGGTTTAGGGTTAAAAACATTTGATACTCACTATAGATTTAAACAAGGGGAGTTCACAATTATTAACGGATTAGATAACGTAGGAAAAACAGATTGGCTACTGTGGTATTTCTGTGCATTAAGCGTAACACAAGGACTTAAATTTTGTGTTTGGAGTGGAGAGAATAAGGCAGGGCAGTTGGTTAAGAGACTAATCCAATGGAAGATTGGTAAGTACATAAAAAGTGCTGATGAGTTAGATATCTATAACGCTAAGGCTTGGGTTGAGGAGCATTTTAAGTTTATTGACAACACGGGTTTCTACAAGTCAGAAGAACTATTTTCAATGTTTGAAAGCTTAGATGTAAATGCAGTTCTTATTGACCCATACACGGGTATGAATAGAGACTACACTCACGCTGCTAACTACGATTTCTTAAATGAAAGCAGAAAGTTTGTTAACCAAACTAAAAAGAGTTTGTTTGTAAATACTCACCCTAACACAGAGGCAGCGAGAAGAATCTACGGATTAGAACACGAATACTATGGCTATCCTATGCCACCAAGTCGTTCACAAAGTGAAGGAGGTCAACCATTCGCTAACAGACCCGACAACTTTATAACCATTCACAGGCTAATTGGACACCCACTAATGAAGTTTAACACTCAAGTGTACATCAGAAAGGTGAAGGATACGGAGACAGGTGGAGAGCCTAATGCAATTGATGACCCAATTATTTTTGAATACAACAAAGGACTTGGATTTGTAAGCGATGGCATCAATATAGTGAATAATACTATTCGACCTGACCTACAATTTCAACCACTAATACCAAACAATGATTTTGATAGCAATCAAGACCCATTTTAATTATGATACTAACAGACGAACAAATACAGAAGGCAATAGATAGAAGGGAGGCATTCTTTTTTACAGACAAGGAGATAGAGAACTTATGGCATCAAGCAAGTTTAAAGAAGAACATTGAACTAATGACATTGAATATGACACAGCACACCCTAATCTTAGATGCTATGCACTTAAAAGCAGTTAAGATTGATGTTAATAAGGCAAACAAGATATTAGAAATAAAAGAATACCTTACAAAATCTATTCACGTTCAAAGGATTAATAACCTACAGGCAGAGTTAATAGATGAAAGCAACTTAAAGATGTTTGAAAAGGAATTTAAGATAAGGGAATTGAAAGAAGAGATAAAAAATTTAAAGCAAAATATTTGCAATTCTCGAATCACGAATTAAGGCAAATCATAGTACAATTTCGAGAAAGATATTTGTTTTAGGAAATGTACTCGAATTATTACTACGATAATAAAATAATAAATATGAGCAAGATTAAAATACATAAAATCTGTATTGACTCAGTCGTTGGCTGCAATTACGCAATTGATAATTTTAAACGAGGTTTTCGTTACGAGATTATCACGATGGGAGTTAAGGAAGGAAAAGAAAGTTGGGTGTTTAAGGAGATGTCTTCAGAGCAGAAAGAGTTCTTTGTTGAAAAAGATTACGCAGATTTATTAATTAATAACGGAAACATTAAAAATTTATAATTATATTTGTTTCAATCCCACAAATAAAACCATTTAAAAAATGAGAACAGAAGACTGGAAAGACCAACTAGACTTAGACAAGGTAGAGTTAAAGCCCCCATTTGTAGAGGAAGACTTTAGTAATATACCAACGTACTATCTATCTGATGGCATTGAAGCGTCTAAGGTAGTCGCAGCATTTCAAGGAGATAGCTATAACATAGGCACTGCACTAACTTACTTAATGAGAGCAGGTAAAAAGGTTTACGTTAACAAGTCTCCTAGAGATAGTAAGGTAGCTGATATTAAAAAAGCAATTAACCACTTGAATTTTGAACTTGATAGACTAAAAAATTATGGATAAAGTTGATAATAAAAAATCTAAATACTACAGATATGGAGTTTATAGAGACGAGGTTTCTGAATTAAAAGAGAGTTATGGATATAGCTCTAGAAAAATCGCTAAGATAATTTCCGAAAAATATCCAGACAAAGGTATTAATATAGAAAACTTTGCAAAGGCAATTAGGTCTGGAGAATATATTCCTAGGTCTATTGTTGATGAATCCCTACATCGTAACAACCTACACCCATCCGACAACTGGAAGGTTGCTTGGATTAAAGATAAGGAAACGGGAACATCTACACTTGTATCTAATCCCGACTACAAAAATACAGATACGGTTGACTACGATAAGATTAGAGATACGCTAATATCTGACTTAAAAGCACACTCTCCTGCCTACCCAACAATCAAAAGGAATAAGTCTGAAGATAGTTACTGCTTGGTTTTAGACCCCGCAGATATTCACATAGGAAAGTTGGCCACCTCATTTGAAACTGGCGTAGACTATAACAGTCAGGTAGCCGTTAAGAGGGTTAAGGAAGGGGTGCAAGGCATAATAGATAAATCTTCGGGGTTTAATTTAGATAAGATTATATTTATTGGAGGTAATGACATCCTGCATACTGACACTCCACAAAGAAAGACTACTAGCGGGACTCCTCAAGATACAGATGGAATGTGGTACGATAATTTTCTAACCGCTAAACAACTTTACGTTGACGTTTTGGAGATGCTTATTTCCGTAGCTGACGTAGAGTTTGTTTTTAACCCATCTAATCACGACTATATGAGTGGTTTTATGTTGGCGGATGTTATAAAGACTCAATTTAGACTGTCTAAGAACATTAGCTTCGACTGTTCTATATCTCATAGAAAATATTCGACTTACGGTAACTCTTTAATTGGAACAACTCACGGAGATGGAGCCAAGCAAGTAGATTTAGGTCAGCTTATGAGCGTTGAGGCTAAGGAGCATTGGGCTACTTCAGAGCATAGATACTTCTACACTCACCACGTTCACCATAAGACTGCAAAGGATTACATTAACGTAACTGTTGAGAGTTTACGTAGCCCTAGTCCTGCTGACTCTTGGCATCATAGAAACGGATATGTAAACAAGGCGGCAGTTGAGGGATTCATACATTCTAAAACTCAAGGGCAAGTTGCTAGGTTAACTCACTTTTTTTAAATAAATATTTTATATATCTGTACATATACGAAAGTTTGTGTAACTATATTAAACCCCTATAACTATAGATGAAGAGAAAATTTAAAAGAAAGAAAGGCCCTGTAAGAGCAAATAAGGTTGAGTATGATGGCGTAAAGTTTGCATCGGGACTTGAGAAGTATATGTACATAGCACTCAAGAAGGCTAAGATTAAGTTTAATTACGAACTTAGAAGTTTTGAACTGCTTCCGTCATTTCAATTTAACCAAACAGCTTATGAGAGACAAGCCAATGGTAAAGGCGAGTACAGAGATAGAGGTAATAAAAAGATACTAGGTATAAAGTATACTCCAGACTTTGAGGGAGAGGACTTTATAATAGAAACAAAAGGTAGGGCTAATGAGTCGTTTCCTCTTAGATACAAGTTATTCAAAGCACTTATGGCAATCACTGAGCCAAGTGTATCTCTATACAAGCCACAAAATCAAAAGGAATGCGACAAAACAATTGAATTAATTTTAGAAAAAAGAAATGATAAACCAAGAAAAAAGAATTAACACAAGGCTTAACAAGAGTCTCTCTAGAAGAGGGTATGCTGAGAGGCAACTTGCTAAGTGGGTTAAGTGGAGTTTTGACACTCACGGAAAGGTTTTATTTAAAGACTTAATTAAAAAACAAATAGAGTATAACATAATAAAAGAATAATGAAAGAAGAAAGAAGAGTTTGGTCAATAGCAATAGGGTTGTACCCTGGAATACTTTTAGGGTTTAGAACCTACGACCAAGGAGACCACAATATGCACGTTTTATATTTCCCATTCGTGGAATTTGAATTATCAATTTATAAATAAGAAAAAAAATGAACGGACAAAAGCAAAGCAGGGTAGACCTTGTAGAAAAAAAGATTAAAGCCCTAACAAATGTTATGCAGGGCATTATGAATGATATGGCTCAGATGAAAGACCTATCTATAGGAACTTTAGAGACAATTAAGTTAATGCCAGACTACGATGAGGCACTTGACAAGTTAAAAGAAAACTTAAAGAAGGAAGAGGAGGCTGAAGATGATACTAGCAATTAAGATACTAATAGTTCTTTCTATTATTTCAATTCTTGCAACAATAGGGTTATTGTTCACATTCTATATCCTTATAAAAGATATTAAAAAAAATAAAGATGAAGTAGTGTCAGAACAATTAAAGGAAATACTAAATAGGTTGTAGGTGGTACTGTTATACATTACATTTATTTTACTAATAGGATACAATAAAGCAAAACATAAATTAAAACAATAAAAACAAGATGGAGATATCAAATAAAATTTTAAGCGAGATAACGGTGTATATGAAGTACGCCAAGTACATACCAGAACTAAACAGAAGAGAGAGCTGGGAGGAACTTGTAACTCGTAACAAGCTAATGCACATTAAAAAATACCCACAACTGAATGACGAAATTGAAGAAGTTTATAAATTTGTTTACGACAAAAAGGTTTTACCGTCAATGCGGTCTTTACAATTTGGTGGAAAGTCTATTTCTATCTCGCCCAATCGTGTTTACAACTGTGCTTATTTGCCTATTGACTCTATTGATTCTTTTAATGAAACTATGTTTCTTTTACTTGGGGGAACTGGTGTTGGGTACTCTGTTCAGAGACATCACATAGAAAGTCTACCTGCTGTTAATCATCCGTACAAGAAGAGGGTTAAAAGATTTTTGATTGGTGACTCTATTGAAGGTTGGGCGGATGCCATAAAGGTATTAATGAAGTCTTATATGGGAGAGAACAGAAGCTCTAAGGTTGAGTTTGATTACTCAGACATCAGACCAAAG